AGCCATATAATCATCTCCATCGATGTCTCCATCTTTGTCGTGATCTTTTCCTTGCTTTTCGTGAACTTGGTCATCGTAATCGTAACCACCTTCTTTGTAGGCAGCCATAAATGATTTAACAAAGTTGTCTTGATCTTGTCCTGCATCATGATGAGTCATAGCTAACTCTCTAGCCATTTCTTCTGCATCTTCGGGAGTATAGTTAGCTAAAATATTTTCATTATCGATAAAAGAAATGTATCCGTCTTTAGAGGACATATCAATACCTTCTTCAGCTTCACTCATATCAGAAGGACCTTCGTAGTTATTATCNATGTACTGTTCAAACTCTTCTTCTATATCAGCTCCGTCTATAAGATCTTGATAATGCNTTTTTAAGAAATCTTTGATAATATTAGTACTTATTACATCTCTATATTTAGACTTTAATACTCCTANCACTTTACCAAGCATAGCTTTTTTAGCATCTTCAGACATTGGTGGGTTAGGATTTACTACATCTTCGTCTTGGTGAGGAAAATCATGATCGTAAGAATCTAAGTCATTCTTAGCATCTTCTTCTTCATCTTCGTTTACTTCTTCTTTTAATGTAGCTTTTTTAAGTCCGTTAAAAGTATCTACTGTACCGGCTCCCCTTTTAACTTCTACTTCTTTATCATGTTTATCTACTTTATTAGATTCACCTGATAGTAAGTCTAGATAATGAGTTGCGTTTTTCTCTAAATTACTTTTAGCTCTTTTTTCAGCTTCTTTGAAATCTACTCCATCTATTTGAAGTTCTGCTCGAATACCTCTATCTAAAGCATCTAAAGAGTAGGTAAGAGCAGGACGATCATCATAAACTTTAGCTTCTGAAAAGGCTGGTTTAGCAGTTTCAAAGATCATTCCTCTGTTTTTAAGAATCTGTACTGAAGAGTCAAATCCGTCATATTGTGATATTAGGTTAGGAAAAGCTTGTTTCATTTGACGAACAAACTCTCTCTTGACCATACTGCCTTCTAGTACGGCGTTATATTTTTCTGTTGCGGTTACTTGTCTCATATCTTATAAGTAGTCAAATCCTTTAGTATGTGAAGGCCTCTTTGGCCTTTCTTGTTGTTTCCAACCAAGGTTGGATAGTGTTTTTTTAGCTCTTTTACCTTTACCGAATGCTTTAGGTGTAGCATATTGTGCTCCATCACCAGGAGTAAATGATGCTCCTCCTACGTTAGTAACATTTGCTTCATCTAGCTCTAGCATTACTTCTTTAACTAATGATACTAGCTGTGATCTTTTCATTATAAAGACTTCAACTCATTAACTAAGTCATAATACTGCATTAAGTTTACTAAGTGGCTATCATTAACTTTAGATTTTTTATCTAAAGGTTTAATACTTTTTGCTACTTCACTTAGTTTTATTTTTACTACCTCGTTAGTAATCTTAGAAGAAAGGTTTCTAACAGCTGATGCTATTTTATTCATTTCTTCATTAACGAGAGTCCGTAAACGAGATTGAGAGTTAACTGATGTAATGAACTCTTTAAGTATATTTTTTTGTTCAGGTAAAAGATTTTTATATTTACTGTTAAACTTTTCTAATAAGATTTTAAATGTTAATAGTTTTAAATCTTTATCATACTTAGAATACTCTTCAATAAGTGTATCTTTTACTTCGTCTTCATTCTGCTGTGAAGAAGTAAGATGCTCTAAAATGGTTGTCTTATTATCAATAAGAATTTGAGGATTAATAAGATTGTCATTATTTTGGGCCTCTAACAAACAATACAGAGCAGCTAGAGGTTTATAATCTCTAACTTGCATACCGAAAAACTCATCTATATTATAATGATTTTTAATCTCAGATATAAGTTTATACTTTTGATTCTTTATACTTTTAGTATCCAGCTTTCTAGATACTTCAGTAATGGTTGAAACTATTGTTTCAGCTTTAGATTGAGATACATTTCTATTTTTTGTTATGAACTCATAAAGTTTATACTCTTTTGCTAAACTAGATGAGTTAGCAAAGAACTTCTGAAGTATAGAAACAGCAGCAGAATCACTATTGTTTAAAGTATCAGCTGTAATTTGCTTTACTAACAATTCAAATAAAAGACCTGTATTTCGGAATTTCGAATGTTTTATCTTCATTATACACGTTTACTATATATAAATATGTATCAGTTACCTAAATCCTTAATGTTCTCTTCTTTTAGAAGATCTGGTTCAGATTTAGATTCTTTACTGAATACAATATTTTTTAATGCCTCTTTGTTTTTATGATAAACTGCCTGTGTTGTAAGGTTCTCCATAACATTTTCATTGTCTGATGGAAACCCTCCATGCATACCTTGTACCCCTAAAGGATCACGTCCTCCTACTGGATTATCATTAGTTCCATATAAAGAAGCTTTTTCTCTAGGTCTACCGCCTTCAGGTCCAGGTTCACCCCATTTAGGTTCCATTTCTGAATATCCTTGAGGTAGTTCTCCTGATGATCCTCCTTTGGGTGTAGATACTGAACGTCTACCGTACATAGATGCTAGATCATGTGGTGTACCGTATGTAGTACCTGATTTAGCTGGATCATTACCTTCGTTTTCTATCTGTGCTATTCTAAACATAGATTTACTATCTTCACGTACTAGATCTCTTTCTTGCATATATTGATCTTCTGACATATCAAATATCTTTTCGTAGATATAATCAGAAGAGAACATTTTAGTATCTTTCATTTGAGCAGCTAAATCTACTTTTTCCTTTAGTAGAGCTATTTTCTCCTGTTCAAATACAATAGAAGGTACTGTTAATCTAAGTTCAAAGTTAGTAAGAGATTCTCCTGTAAAACCTTGCGTGTATAAATGTACTAGAGCTATTTTAGTAAGCTCTGATTCCATTATTTTCTGTATTCTTTCTACTGTTCTAGCAAATCGTATATCTTCTGCTGCTAATGTAGCTTTACCGCTTAAGTCTCCTTCGTATCCAAAATAGGCTTTAGGTATCTTTAGAGCTGCAAACATTTTTGATTGTAAGTACTCTACATCTGTTACACCGTCGTATTCTAATCCTTTAGTAGTCTCTATCTTAGTAGAAGTATCTCCCCCTCTTACTGGTAGGTAGAAATCTTCCATCATATTCTGAAGGTTAAATCGTAAGTTGTATTGACCATCTTCTCCTACATAAGGAGTCTTTTTCATTTGATTGATAGTCTTCTGCATAAACTGCTCAACCTCATTAGGTGGAATAGAACCTACATTAATATAGAACATTCTCTTCTCAGGTGCTCTCATTATACGATGTATTAACATCGCATCTTCCATAAGAGTTACTTGCTTAAATATCTTTCTTGCAGGTTCGATATAAGATCTACCGTAAGGAAGGTAGTTAGTATCTGATATTAACCTAAAATGAGCTATCTCATAGTTATCAAACTCTACTACTCTGCTCTCTCCTTTTCGTTTAGGTAAGTAGTTAGGATGTTGAGAAGCTGCTATACCATCAGGATCAAGTTGAAAAATAACTTTAGATGGGTTTTCAGGATCTTCTCCTTCTCTCCTTACCATATGGTAAACTGTATAAGGTAAAACATTGTAAACTCCAAACTTCTCTGCTACTTCTAGCTTTAAGAAAAAGTCTCCGTATTTACACATGTTTCTAGTCCATGACCATAAGTTAAACTCAATATTTAATACGTCATAGAATAAATTATAAAGTACTCTTTGAATATTCTCATCTGAAGATTTTACTGAAAGGATTTCGTTTTGATCATTCTTTACAGTTGCTTCATCGGCAATAATATCTAATGCAGAAGCTATAATAGGATCTGTGTCCATTGCTTCATAATCAGAATAGAGTTGAATCCTTAATGTCTGATAGTTCAGATTAGGATTAAATATATTTTTATTATTATAAAGGTAAAGTCTAGTAAACCTATCTACTAAAGAGTTAGTTTCGTATCGTCCTGTAGTTTGTATTTGATTTACATCTGCAACTTTTAACTCGTCACCACCGACATTTCTGACTACTATATCATTAGCAAAAAGTCTACGTAGCCTACCAAAAAGTGAAGTATCCGCCATTACGGTTTATTTTTAATTATAAATAGATCTATTTTAACAACCATCTGATGTCTTCCTCACCGTATGCTGTTTTAGTAAGATAAGGATTTTCTCTCTGGTAAGCAACATTTTTCATAACAGCTTTGTTTTGAGCATTAAGATTACTAAAAGAAGATAGTTGAGCTCTAGCTAAGTCCATACCTTGTTGTCTAAGTTTTAAAGCTGTATCTCTTACATAAAGAGCAGTTGCACAGGATATTATAAGGTCATCATTATACCTATCTTGAGCTTGAGGTTTACCATTTTTCCATACGAAAACTCTCATTTCTTGCATTAACCTTTTAGATTGAATAGTAACAGATTTCTCTCTAATGTATTCAATCATCTTAGCTATTACTAAAGGTCTTGTTCTCATCGACATAGTAAAACCAGGTACAAGTTTATCACGTTCGTACTTATGCATGTATGTCTCTACAGATTCCATATTGGAAGTAGAGCTATAATATATGTTTCTGTATTCTCTTTCTAATAACTGTTCTATTGTAGCCCATCCTATATTAGCATTTTCACAAACTAATAATGCTTCGTTATATTCTGATGCTAGTCCACATAGAAAGTTACNAAAATCTTTAGGAGATAGCTTGCCTTTATATTCAGCAACTTGAGTACATGTTTCTATATCAAATACATGACAAGCAGAATAGTCAGTAGAATCACCTCTAGCAACATCTGCTACTACCATATATGATTTACCGTAATCAACTCCTTCCCAAATCCATAAGTTACCATCTACTCCTCGTCTTTCTACTGGGTCTTTCTGATAAGTTTCTTCATAGAATAACATATCTTCCGGTTCAAATACCGTATCACCAGATGCTAAGAAATCACAATCACATTCCTGTCCAGCCATTCTAGGACCTAAATCTGCATCTTGTTGATCTCTCCATTTTTGATGTCTTTCAGGATGAACTGTCCAAGGTAGTCTGATCG